TATCCTCGTTTGGTGTATATTTTCGCCCGCTGGCTGTGCCCGCGGTTGTTGCTCCGGGCCGCCAGTTGGCCGACCCCGTGCTGGTAATTCTGGAGGGCGATGGATTGGTCAGCCGAGCCGATCCAGAGCGCCGTGCCGATCATGCCTCGCTCGCACATTGCCACAAGTGCCTGCTCCTCACGGGGCAGGACGGGCAGTTCGGTGGTGCTAGCAAGCATCGCCGTCGTCAGCGCCGTCGGCCACAGGCGACGTGTGTAAAGCAGGGAATACACAGCGTCCGGCTGGGGCCACACGCGCAGGAGATAAACCGGCGTGGCACCGCCTGTGATGCCATTCAGAGGCTCGATCCACCAGCGCTCTGGCTGGCCTGTCTGGAGCGCCAGGACTTCCTGCGGACGCTGGCTGTCTGGCAAGCCATGCGTGAGTTGCACCGCCTCAGTGGCACCCATGAGAGTCACCTCGCCGTCCACCGCATCTTCGAGACTGCCCAAAATCACCGCATCCGCCCGCACTTCGAGCGTGGTGCTGCCGCTGGCACCCTCATGGGCAAACAGCAGCGTGTTCAGCGCTTGGAGGCGGTTGTAGCGGCTGCTGTCATTGCCCACTACCACCGTGCGGCCGAGGTAGCTGGACTGGCCGCTCCAGCTCGGGGAAAACGCAATTGTCTTGGACTCCGCCGTCACCGTGATCGTCTTGGACTCCGCCGAGCCGAGCCGCTCTGTCTTGGACTCGGTTTTGCGGAGGTCCGGCAGCAGATCCACAAACTCGGCCAACCCGGCATTCGCCGCCCGCACCAGCGCCGCCTGTTGCAGCGCATCCATGTCCGCAGGCACCTTCGAGAGGTTCTGGGACATTTGCGTGAACAGTTGGGCAATGGTCATGGCGAGCAGCAGGAGCATGGCAGCAGGTTACTTGGCCGCAGGAGGCGGCGTGACTTTCTTCGGGGCATTCTTGGCGGCCTTCTCGGCACGCTTGGCCGCCGTCCGGGCCATCACCGCGTTGCGGATGTTGGCGGGATCAACGGCAGGCGGCGAGGGTGGTGCCGCCGGCTCCACAGGAGCCGGGGCACTTTCCTCAACCAATGGAGGACTCGCCCCCGAGTCCGCCACAAGAGATTCATCGACCACCGGCTCCACGACCTCGGGAGCCTTGGGGATCAGCACGCCGGGGCAGGCCGCACGGGCTTCGTCCTCGGTGGCAAAGGGGATGACCAGGGAGACATCGGACTCCCAGGCTTGGGACGCGCCCATGTAGCGGGCCTCGTCGCCTTCGTAGTTCACGAGCACAAATCCGTCGCCGGACGGCTCCAGCGTGACTTTCGGCAAATCGACCACCGGCGCAGGCTTGGCGGTCGGCACAGGAGCCGCCGCAGGTGTTTCCACCGGCGCAGATTCCTCGACCTCGACGAGCTTGGCGATGGGCTGCACGCCGTAGAGAGACGTGGCACCAGCACCCATGACCTTCGGGGCCGCTTTATTGAATTCCTCGACGGACAGAGCCCGGCCTTCGTAGGCCAGCAGGTTGTCGTGCTCCGGACAGCGCCGGAATTCTTTCACCCGCGACACGCTGCGTGACACGACGGGGATGTAGATGAGGCCAAGGACTTGTTTCATAAAATCAGGGGGGCAGGGGAAAGAGGTTGAGGAAGGGCAGAAGCCGGGAGCCATCGCTGACTCCCGGCCTTGCCGAGGGGTTAGGCATCGATGATGCCGGGGTAGTGGATGGCGTGCTTGATGACCGCGATGCCAGGCTTGTTGCCGACGCGGTCCTCGCGCAGGCACTGACCAAACACGGACTCGATGTAGCGCTCCTGGATGAAGCCACCTTCCTTCGAGTCTTCGACGCGGTTGTTGCGCACCGAGCCGTAACCACGGTAGGCAGCCTGTCGGTAGAGCACCAGGCTTGCACCGAGCGGCACGCCGGAGGCGTTGCACAGCGTCACCAGCGAGCCCACACCATGCGTCACGGTGTGCTTGTTGGCATCCCACGTCACCGCGCCCACCGTCTGGTAGCGCTGACCGCTGTCGGTGGCACCCAGACGAGCGGAGGTCGTCAGTTTGTTGCCGTCGTTGGTCGTGATTTCGTAGATGCACCACTTGCCCGGATCGGTGGCCGCATTGGGCGGATTGGTGATGCGGACGTAGAACACGTTGGCCGTGGAACCATCCTCACCAAGCGCCGTGAGGTCCCAGCACACTTCCGACGTGGTGGACAGGGTGTCAGCCGTGCGGCTTCCCTGCGCGGCACGCCAGGAGTAGGCGAATTTGGGGAAGTATTTGAAATACTTCTTCTTGGTCTTGGCGGCCGAGGTTGCGTTGCCGCCACCCTTGATCTCCAGTGCCGTGGTGGCACCGGCGATCGCGCCGCCGAGCAGCGCCTGCGGGTTGAGCGGAGAGCCGACGGCACCTTCGATGTCGCCACGCTTCGGCACATACTCCTTGATCAGGTGACCATCGACGTTCGCCACACCACCCGAGAACAGGTAGTTGTCGCCGCCGCGGGTGAAACCGTTCTGGAGGTTGAGCCGGTAAACCGGGTCGAGCTTGAGGCCGTAGGTGGCGTTGTCGGTGGCGAGGATCGTCGCGCCCCAGATAGGGTTGCCCGAGCTGTCGCGGCCGATGCGGGCCGGAGTGCCACCCAGAGGCTTGAGAATGGCCCCACCCTTGACGATCTCGTCGTAGGTCAGGCAGTCGCCCATGGTGATGCCGTCCTGGCTGCCAGCCGTGTAGAAGTGGTTGGCGGCGTTGGTCTTGTGCAGCATGGTCATCTGCATGCTGTGAGACTTCGCCTTACCGAGCCACCGCCCAAGGAGCTTCGGAATGTGGCGCTTGAGTTCGCCACCGATGCCCATGATCTCCATGCCGCGCTTCTTCCAGCGGGTGCCGTGACGCAGCCAATCGACGGTCAGTTCGAAGTCTCCGAGGAGCATTTCCTCGTAGTCGTCGCTGTCCTCGAAGGTTTCGTCGCCCTGCTTGCCCTCATCCCCGAACTCGGAGGTGACTTGGAAGCGGATGGTGGTGCCGGCGTCCGCGCCGGTTTCGGATTTCGTCTCAATGATGGCGTCGCCGCCACCTTCCATCGCCATAAACGGGTCTTCTTCGCCCTCGTAAATGGAAATGGCTTTGGACCAAAGAAAGCGCGGGTCCGACTGCGCGGCGAGTGAGGCTCCGTCATTGGGGCCGTCTAGTGAGTATGCCATAATCGTGGTGTTGGGGTATGGCGGCCCCTGTCAGCCTCGCGTCACGCGGCCATCCGTTCGATCAGCGATTCAAGCTGATGCGAGGTCGTGATGGCATCGAGATTAAAGCCTCCAGGCGCTGCCGGTTTGGTGCCACCTTGTTGGGTGGCGAGCAGGGCAGCTCCGACGGGGACGTGACGTGAAACAGGAGGAGGCGTGGACTTGACGGAAGATGGGGGAACCGGTGCGGCAGAAGCCGCAGACGGCTGGATGCCGAGTTCGCCGGCAGCCTGCGTGAAATACAGCAGCACGCTGGTCGGGCTGTTGTAGATCGCCTGCATGGTGGGATCTTGGCTGTCGCGGTAGCGTGCTTGGATCTCGGCGGCCTTCTGGTGCAGGGGGCTGTTGGGGTCAGCGGCATTCGCATGGGAAAACATCCCATGCACCTGCGCCTCCGTGGCCTGCCACTGCTGCATGAACTGCTCTTGTTCAGCGGCCTGCTGCGTCACCGCCGCGGCCTCCTCACGTTGAGCGTCCACTGTGGCCTGCGCGATCTCCCGGTTGAGCCGGTTCACCTCGCGCAGCGCGGTGGCCTGCCCCTTGGCATCGAAACCCTCGGCAGCAGCCTCAAAAGTGGCCTCAGCCGCTTCGAGCTGTGCCGTCAGCTCCGCCAGCCGCCATGTCACCGGAGCCTCCGGGGTTGTCGGCACCGGAGCAGTCGCTCCAGGTTCTGCCGTGGCAGCCGGAGTTGCAGATTCCGTGCTGATTCCGAGATATTGCTTCGCCAGGGCTTCCGCCTCGCCAAAGGTCATCTTTCCTCCACCCTGCCGCGATTCCTTGAAAAACCGGGCCGTGTGGAAGGAAAGCTCGTCATCGGTGGGCACTTTCAGCCTCGCCGGCAGTTTGCCCGGAGCCAGAATCCCCTCTTCGTGCTCGATCTCGCCGGGCTTGACCTCAGTCGTGTGAGCAGGTGCGGCCGCCGCGGGTGCGGCAGCAGCAGGAGGATTGGCAGCCGGAGCCGCTGCCGCAGACCCTTTGTCCAGGTCTTCGGACTCGATCACCTGGCCGTCATCCGGCAGGCTCTCGATGAAGCGCTCATAGGCATTCGCATCCATCTTCTCAAAGTCCACGCCCCCTCCCGCTCCAGCCTGCGTCTCCAAAGTCGCTGCCGGTTGATTTGCGTTGGGGTTGGGTGTGGTGGTGTCGCCCGTCGGAGGGACGGGCGCGGACGTGTGTGCTCCTGCGACAGGCTGGACCGTGTCGGCTGGGGGCGGGGCTGTATGGGTTGAAACCTCAGACATGCCCGGAGTAGCGGCATCACATCGCTTTCCCGTCAAGCGGGTTTTGTTGCGCCGTTCACCTCATCCCCCTCTGCCCCCGCTTCGCCGCCAGCTCCCGCTGCCGCTGCTTCTCACGATACGCCGGCTCCGCACTCCGCGTGACCTCCGCCCGGTAAAGCGTCGCACCGTCCAGTGTTGCCAGACCGATGCACAGCGCCAGCACCCAGTCATCATGCTTGCCCGGAGCCGCTTCCTCGCGGCCGGACTCCGTGCGGATGAAATATTCGAGTTCCGCCAAAATGAACTCCGCCGGGCAGTCGATGCCGCTGCCCTGCACGTCCCACTCACGGATGGCCGCCGCAAGCCGCTCGATGCACCAGCCCCGCATGCCCTCGCCATCGGTGCCCCGCGTGAGGAATCCAAACTTCTTCGTCGGCTTCTGGTCCTCCTTGTCGGTGGCCGCCCGCTCGCGCTCGTAGAGGTGCGCTCCGCGATCCCGCAGCGCCCGGATGAAGCCTTTGTCGTAATTGACCTCCGGCACGATCAAGCAGCCGCCATAGTAGCGGGCCAGTCTCCAGGCCATATCCGCCAGCACCAGTTGGTCCACGCGGCAGTTCGGTTTGATGGTCGCCACCACCTTCGGAGGCATCCACCCGCCCCGCTGGGCGGACATGAAGCCCTGCCGAATCACGAGCACCGTCTGGCAGTCTCGCTCGCCGCCTTCGGTGACCTCCTCGCCGGCCGCCAGATCCACCGCCATGAGGTAGCGATAGCCCACCTTCGGCGTTTCCCAGACGTAGTAACTGGCCTCGCTGTCCTCGCTCACAATGCGCGGCACATAACTCTTCTGGTCGCCGCTGGGATTTTCGAGAATGACCCGCCGCATGGCGTCGCGCTCGCGCTCGGCCATCTCCCGCAGCTTGCGGAGCCCGATGCGATTGAACCGCCCCGGCAGTGTGCTTTTGAATCCTGCCTCCGGCGTCGGAGGATACTCGCGGTCGCGATTGTCTGGATCACGCTGGCACTCGTTGATCAGCACGTCCCGCCAGTATTTGATCTGCTCCGGACCCAGCCGGAAACGCCGGATCATCTCCTGCTCCGCGCTTTTCTCCTCGTCGGAGATGGCCCCGATGCCCGCCATGATGTCCGTGGCCTCCTGCTCGTTACGGCAGGCCATGCGTGAATCCTCAAACACGAACCAGGGTGCAAAGACCTTGATCCAGCCGTTGCCACGCTTGCCACGCTTAAAGTCCTCAAAGCTCACCGCCCCCGGCACGTTCTTGTCCTTGTCGCCGCACCATTTAAAGAAAAACTCACCAAACCCACCTTTGACGGTCGTCTCCATGATGACCAGCGTGCCAGGCAGCTTCGGCACGCAGTTTTGCACCCCGTTAAGCACCTTGCTGGCGTTCGCCACACCCTGCTCGGCCCAGCGTGCCACCTCCGTAAGCACCGCCACCTGATAGGCACCAGAGCGCCCGGCCTCGGGATCTCGCGCCGTTTCCCACTGCCACTTGCTGCCGTTGCTGAAGGCCGCGCTGTCCGTGTTCAGTTTCTCGATGGTATTTCCCCAGTCGAAACTGTCCCGGCTCGCATAGTGGTTGAAAATGCCCCACAGGTTCTCCACCTGCGAATATTGCCCGCCCATGAGCAGGCAGTTGGACCGCTGCCGCCGGCACCACCAGTAGGCCAGCGCCATCGTGCCCGTCGAGCAGCCCTTCTGCCGGGGCTTGTAAACAAGAAGCCGGCAAGGCTCGTTGTTGTCCAGGCACCACTGCGCGATCTCAAACAGCCTCTTTTGCAGCCAGTTCGCATGCAGCGCCGCACCATCCTGACTCCGCGCTCCACGCTCCACGCCGGCCTTGTCGATGATGTGCCCCTCCGTCTCAAACCATGCCCCAGGCCGCGACCGCACCACGAGCTGGTCGATGTCTTCATGCGCGTCATGCGTGATGGAGTAGTCCATGGCGTCAGCCTTTCAGCGGAGGTTGAGTTCCTTTGCCCGCCATCGCCGCCGCCTGCGCCTCACAGTCGCGGATCATCTCCAGCATGGCCTGCCGGTATTCCGGGCTGATGAGCAGTTTCTGTCGCAACTCCTGGATGCCGAGCACCGGCTTGGTGTCCTTCTTCTTCTCGCGCTCCCGAGGCCGACCTTGGTGCCACTCGGTCAGTGCTTTGAGCGTTTGGAATTGCGTCGTGAACGCCGGCTTCGATCCCGTGCAGTTCCCGTCCTTGTCGAAAACGTCTTCCTCGGCCATGAGCAACCTCTCAAAATGCTGCGTCAGCCGCGCCACCGGAAACACATGCGCCATCGCTTGATCAAAGTCCGCTCCCTCCGGCACCGGCGTGTAGGCCATCCGGTTCGCCGGCGCTTCCTTCTCCCCTTCTCCCTGCCCCCCCGTCTCCCCCTCTGGCTTCTCCGGCGTCACACACACACGCGCACGCGCACGCGATGCTTTCGCCGGTTTCGGAGGCAACACACCCGCCACATCCTGCCCACGCCCCAGCTTCTTCATGGCCGCCATCGCCTCGCCGCGGTCGCCCTTCACCGGCACACACCGCCGCGACGGGAAATGCACCAGCCAGAACGACCACTCCGCCGTCTCCGCCTCGGGAGGCGTCACCGGCACGTCCGGCAGGCTGCTTTTGCGCAGATCGTAAAGCCGCACTTCCCCATCACCCAATGCCGACGGCACCGACACGGTGCTCACGGGCACAGGTTCGGTGCGTGTCTTGGCTGGGGGCTTCTGGCTCTTCTTTTTAGCCACAGCTAAATCCCATAGGCATCACTTCGCCCCTTTGTCCACCGCCGAACGTCCGCCTCATCAATCCTCGCTTTGGCTCGTTTGACGATCTTCCTGTTGTTTTTTGCTCACCCGTGCGTGCAAAGCGACAAATTTGTTACTGATCTGGATTGTTCGACCCACTCGGCAAAGCGTCTCGGCCCGCCGAGTGGATCAGATTGAGACTATTCGTCATCATTGAAGGTTGCGGCGATATACTCCTCGAAAGTCCATTCTTGAACGATCTTAGCGGCCGAGTCTTCCGCGCTGTCTCGGAGCTTCACCTTGTTCTCTTGCATATTGACGCACAGCAGTTGCCCGCCCCTGTCGCCGATGCCAGTCGTGATTCCGAAGCCCGTCAGCCCGTCCTTGTCCTTTGCTCCGATGAGGTCGCAGAAGATGACGCGGCTCAGATACTGCCCGTCATCCCAACGCTCTTTGCCGCGTTTGATGGCGGTTTGGAGTCGCTGTTTGATGCTGCTTCCGCACCAGTGGGTATAGAAGTAGATTTCGTGCGGGAAGTATCCACTGTCGTCCTTCTCGATTACAATGTTTGCTCTGTCGCCCATAGTCGTGTGTGTTTTCGTTGATGTTTGCGGATGCCCTCCGCTCGGGGTCGAACAAACCTCATGCAGCCAACGGGCGGCAAAGGTCTGTCCTGAAATCTATGTCTTCTCCGCCCGTGGCTGATGAGGAGTGTTCGTCCCCTCGCGGTAGCCGGTCGCCGCATCGAGCGTTTCGATCACGAGTCCTGCGAGGGTCTTGTCACCATCGCGGCGCTTTTTCGCGAAGCGCGTGTAGTGGTTTTTGCGGTCAGCGTCCACGCGGACGTTGATGATGGCGGACGCGGTAGCACCCCGCTTGGGGGGCGCTCCGCGTGACCTTTCGCGATTATGATTATTTGGCGGCAGCATAAGACGCGATGAGTTCATTGGCGCTTTTAACGAGGGCATGCGTGCGACTAATTGCATCTGCTAGACTGCACTTTTCGTCGGCCAAATCAGCCGCGATCATTGGAAGCGCGTCAGCGTGCTTTTGATACCAGTCTCGCGGCACTTTATAGCCAACCGATGACTCTCTCATTTCGAGGGCAAGGCCCGCCGCCTTTAGCAGATCGTCGTATGCTTTGTTGACCTTGGCGCGGCGGGCATCAAATTCCAATCGGCGATTGGCCGCTTCTGTCTCACGGGCCAATTTGCGCGGTCCAGTCAGCTTCTCGACATCGACAATATCGGCGGCGTCAGCGAAGCAGTATGGCACTGCTTTTTCCGCTTCACGAAGCGCATTGCCATACGCATGATTTTTGTCGGTGCCGAGTTCATCGGCCACGGCGCGGGCCTTGCCTTTTGGTCCCTGGACCCGCAGTTCAATGTGACAAAGCCAACCGTATGCGTGTTTGGTGAAGCAACGGCGCGCATTAATTTCATTGACGACGCAGCGCAGGGCTTTCGCGTCTTCGAGTTTGAGTAGGTCAGTATTCATGAGCTTGTATTCTTTGCTGAGTTGAGCCGGAGACGCCGGGACGTTGTTCCGTCTTGGAACGAGGTGAGTATTGCATGGGTTGCTAATTGTGTCAATACATAATTAAAAGAATCTTTTTCGGAGGTCAAAACCAACGGGGACGAACACGGCACTGCTGGCAACATGAGCCAGACAATGCCCAGCGTGCTAGCGGTGCCCGTCCTCTGGCTCATGCGCCAGAGTTGAGGCGTTCCCCACCCTACCACACCCTCCCCACCGTCGCAACAAATCCCGCTTGCCTTTCCAGCGTTCTGATGCCGCCATGCCCCGCATGGATTCTGCTCTGCCACAGGCCCAGGCCCTTGCCTCCAAACTCCCGCCACTCCTGGAGCCCGCCCCGGACAAACCCCGTGTGCTCATCCCCTCGGCGCTGTCGAAGTCCATGACCCGTGCGCAGGAGGACGCCCTCCTCACCCACGCCAAAAACCGCGCCCAGGAACTCGGCGACGAACTCGGCCTGCGCGACTTCGATTCCCCGAACTGGCACGCCTCCGCCTTCGACGAAAACGGCACTTTCCGCCGCCGCCACCTCGACACCCGTCACATGGCCCTCATGGCCTACGAGATGCGCTACGACTGGCGGTCTGCCGTGCTTGGCGGCATTTTCGCGGACTCTAATCTCCACATCCCCCTCACGCGGCGCATCCTCCAGCAGGTCATCGCCCGCATGATCAATTACTACCTCGGGAGCGACCCCTACTTCGCAGCTTACGATGTCGGCATCGAGGACCAGGACCTCGCCGACCGCCTCGACAAATGGCTCCGACATGTGCTCGACTCCGAAAATGACACCAAAGGCACCCTCGCCGCCATCATCGAGCGCGTCCTCATCTGCGGCGAGTGCCCCGTGTCGCTCTTCCACCAGAAACGCGTCAGCTACTACCAGTCGGAAAAAGCCGTCCTCATCGGCCCGGACGGCCAGACCGTCATGGGAGCCGATGGCGACTACATCATCCAGGGCGAGGACGAGTTCATCGAGCAGCAGTCCCCCGTCATCGACCCCGCCACCCAGCAGCCTGCCTTCGACCCTGCCACCGGCCAGCCCATGATGCAGCCCACCGGCCAGCTCGTGCTCAAGCGTGACGGCACCACGCCCTACCCCGGCGTGGATAACTACCAGCAGCAGATCATCTGGCGCAGGACCATCGTTGAGGAAGGCCCGCAGGCGGAGGTCCTCCTGCCATCCGACTTCCTCTACCCTCTCAACTGCAAAAACCTCGACCTCGCCGACACCACCGTCCACCATTACGACGAGCCTCTCATCACCCTCGTCCACCGCCTGCTCACCCTCGACGGCGTGGCCCCGGGCCAGGTCATGGAGTATGTCGCGAATCTCACCCACCGCCTCCTCGCCGTCTCCACCCCGGAGGCCCGCGCCGCGGCGAACAAAGGCCGCGCCGACCTCAATGAACCGCTCGACGGCATCGGCCAGGACAAGCGCGAACCCCAGGTGAACTGGTCCCGCTTCTGCCTCTGGTATGACGCGATGAATACCGGCAACCAGGGGAACATCCTCCTCATCATGACCCGCGACGGCACCGTGCCGTTGTTCTACGACTACATCGAAAACATCACCCCGGACAAACGCCGACCCTACCGCCTGCCCACCATCAATAAGATCCCCGGCCGCGCCCACGGACAGGGCCTCGCCGAGCTGTTCGAGCCCCTCCAGACGAATATCGACCTCCTCTTCAACCGCTGGCAGTTCTCGATGAGCCGCTCCGGCAAAATCATCGCGTGGCAGCCCGAGAACACCACCGAGGGCGAATCCGATCCCGACCTCGAACTCAACGGCGGCGAGACGCTCCACCTCAAGCCCGGCAAAACCCTCGCCGAAACCGTTCAGCAGGTGGACATCTACGACACCAAGGGCCAGCCGCTGCGTGAGATGATCGAGTTCCTCATGCAGATCGCCATGAACATGAGCGGCGTGAGCAACGTGAACGACGGCCAGGCTCTCGGCCTCAATACCACCAAGCTCGCCACCGGCGTCCGCAACCTGGAGAAGTCCGGACAGGAACTCACGGACAAAATGGTGGCCGACCTCCGCGCCGGCATCCGCGACATCCTCAAGTCCCTCATGCTGCTCGCCGCCGCCAATTTGCAGAGCGAAAAAACCTTCCGTTTCTTCGATGGCGACCTCGGCTCCCTCGCCACCATCAAACCGAACGAGGTCAAAAACCTTACCCTCGACGTGGATCTTCAGCTCACCAAATACCGCGGCGAGCAGGAACTCCAGCAAAACAGCCAGGCCGCCAACGCTGCCACCAATTTCTACGCCCAGCCAAACCCCGAGGTGCAGGCCCGCCTCGCCCCGCTCTTCCGCCAGATCCTCAAGGCCAACGGCATCAAGAATGCCGACCAGGTCATCGAGCCCCTCATGGCAATGCTTCCCCCAACCGGCCCCGCTGCCACCCCCGGAGCCAATCCCGCCCCCACCGAGCCACCCAAGCCCGCCATTTAAAATTCGGCATTCGTCATTCTGAATTCGTCATTTCCTCATGCCCACGCCCGCCCAGATCAAAGCCGCCTCCGAGCAGTCCGACGCAGCCCGCACACTGGCGCACATCGACGCCCTGGAGCGCTGCCACGGCTTCACCCAATGGCTGGCACCCAAGCTCTTCAAAGCCTACGACGCCGCTGGCGATGCCATTCTCGCCGCCCACGCCAAGGGCGAAGCACCGGCTCCCAAGGACATCGCCACCTACCACGGCCTCCACGAGATCGTCGCCGCCTGTCGCCGAGACAAAACCACCGCCGCCCAC